TTAGTATCGTTTAGCACTTTAGCTTCAGACAACGAGATCTTTGTAGATCAAGTAGGAGCTACAGCTAACATAGATCTTGAGCAATTAGGTAGTGGTAACATTATAGGTGGTCTTACTGCAGTAGCAGGTTCAATGACTGCATTAGATCTTGATGGAACCTCAATGACATTAGATATAAATCAAATAGGAGATACTAACAAGTTCTTAGGGGATATGTACGCAGATACATACACTGGTTACTTTAACTTTGATGGTGACACCAACACGTTTACATCTAAGATGGATCCGACCAATGCGTTTGGCGCAGATGGTTCTAACGTTAATGTCCAAGTGACAGGCAGTACCAACACCTTCACACTTGATTTAGCTACTGCAGCTTTAGCAAGTGGTGCAGATATAGATTGGACTGTACAGGGTTCTAGTAATACTATTAACGCTGACATTGATGTAGACTCAGCAACTAACTATATGAATATAGATGGTGACAGTAACACAGTAAACTATGATGGAGATGGTTATGCGCAGGGGTATTTTCACCTTACACACACAGGAAGCTCAAGAGCCTTCGATGTGGATCAGCAAAGCACACAAGATAATGACTGGCTTAAAGTTACTTCTACTGGTTCTAACGGTACAGTTTGCATTAACCAAGACGATCAAGGCACAAGCGTTGGATGTTGATATTGGAAACATTACACAGTTAAACGGAAACACCAGAGTAGTAAGAGATAAACCTTATGAGAGCGAGATTGATTTCTCGCTTAACTCTATGGACAAACTAGAAACTGCGCAAGGCAGAATGGGTGTTACGTTTAGAGATGATACAACCATACGTCTAACAGAACACAGCAACGTAACTATAGATAAGTTTGTGTTTGATCCTGATCCAGCTAAATCTACAATGGCTTTGTCGTTTGTGAAAGGTACTGGCAGGTTCATAAGTTCTAAAACTAAAAGACGTATACCTAAAGATAATATTACTATCCGTACCAATGCGGCCACCATTGGAATTCGCGGCACAGATTTCACGCTGACTGTTAAAGAAACTGGAGAAACTTTAGTGATCCTACTCCCTGATGAGTTTGGTAACTCTAGTGGTGAGATAACTGTAGACACAGCACTAGGACAGGTAGTCCTTACCAAAGCCTATGAAGCTACTACAGTATACAACTTTGAAACTCCTCCTACTCCTTCAGTTATACTAGACCTGACACTAGATATGATTGACAATATGCTCATTGTAAATCCTCCAGAGACTAAAGAGATTCAAACAGACGAATCAGTTGCTGCTGTAGATAATCTATTAGACGTAGACTTCTTAGAGTTTGACGAGCTAGAACAGGATGATTTAGCTGAAGATGATTTAGAATATACAGAGCTAGACATAGACTACCTAGCAGGTAACTTCCTTGAAGATCTACTTGATGTAATCCAGGAAGTAGATGAATTAGGTAAAGCAAACAAAGCCCTATCTGCAGATGGAGTTAAAGGTACAGCAGTAGGTTATGATGGAGATACTCAGATCAGTACCTTTGTTACAGATACTAATTTAAAGTTCTTAAGGTCTATAGAAGATACACTAGAGATGAACGTATCTAAAGATGGTTCATACAGTATAACTATTGAACAAGAAGGTAAAGTAAATAGAGTCACTACTAACGGAGGAAGCTCTTCTGTTATCAATATTAAACAAGGAAGTTAAGACTTACGAGCATTTAAGTCCGCTTCTATTTTATTATGTACTTCGTCTAATTCTCTTGTCGCGCTTCTTACTGTCGACTGTAGTAGGTTAAAGTCTTCTTTAGTTAATTGTTTAGCTAACACGGTAATGTCTGTACTTGTTCTTTCAGTAATTAACTGTCCTTGTTTATTAAACAAAACTTCATAGCCTAATAGTTTTGCTTCTGTCCTTTTTTTTCTAGCCATTAAATTATCTCACAAGTACCTGCACTACAGGCCAATTCTTTAGTGTTCTCAGTATTATCTTCTGTCTCATACTCTGTTATCTTAGACCAATCTACTGTGTCTGTAGTTTTCTTTAACCACTTACGATATTCATTATAAGTTATCTCTTGATAAGGAGCTTGCTTATATGAATGATCTGAGTAAGGTAAGAAAGAGATACCAGATATATCATCAAAGTTTTCTTTTACCCAAGCACCTACGCTCATCCATTCATCTTCTTTAACTGAGATTGTTACGGAAGGTTTATGCTCGCACCATTTATCTTGATAGTCTTTCCAGATATTTAAATGTTCAATAGCTGTAAAGTCCTTTCTAGTATATGCGCCTTTAGGACTCTTCATTGGAAAGTAAAACACATAGGTATGCTCTGGCTTGGTAAGATCGTCTTCGTAATAGACTCCTGCATCTACCATCATTCTAGCTAACGGATCTTTTTTATCTGCTCTAACAGTACGAAGGTAGTATGGGCTATGTCTAGTGTGAATACCAGAAGCACTATCGACCAGTTGGCTAACTGTTCCGCTAGGTTTGACGCACGTTATTGCTGCGGATTGGGGGATACCTAGTTTCTTAGCCCATACTTTATTAACAGATACGGATAAATCTTTCAACTCCTGTAAATCTATCTTGCCGTTTATCATATTAACGTTGTCCATTATACCTGTAAGCGATACTCCAAGCAACGATTCTTCTTCTGTATTTTGTTTCCATTTACTTGTAAGGTATCTAAAGTTTGTAAGTGTAGCCTGAAACGTACCAAGTATAGTAGCTAGTTCTACTTTCTTTTTAAGAGTATCTGCTGTATCGTTTGCTCTAACTACAACTTCAGTAAGATTACAAAATTGTTTATTGCGTAGAATAATTTCACTACAAGGATTACAACCAAAGTCTTTATAGTCTTCTCGTCTACCGTTCTTTGATGCCTGCTTTTCTGCGGCCTGCCTATTAAAGATACCACGTTCACCGCTTTTAGACTCATACAAAGATAACCATTCACGCATAAACGCACCAGTTTCTGCAGCATCTGTATAGGCTACAGAGTTATTAGATAACGCTCTCTGTTGATTGTCTTCCCACCAGGCACCTGACTTGGCATTACGCATACGGTTGTCTGACAGGTTGCTCAAGGAGATTAAAGCACTTCTGCGTACTCCTCCTACGACTACTACTTCTGCAACCTTACACATCAAATCGTGACAGTCTATAGACACAAGCTTACGTTGTCCTTTTGTAATAGCATCACGAAATATATTAATAGTAAAATCAAATAACTCTTCAAGCGGAGCAGGGCCACTAGCACGACCACCAAAGGTTTTAAGTCTAGCACCATAAGGTCTAATGTTGGAAACATCCCACGTAGGAATTTGTCCTGCATACAGTAACGACAGTAGTTCTTTATAGGACTTTGCCCACCCAATCTTAGAGTCAGCTACTTTTATAACTGTATCTGTATTGAATAGTTCTTCAGGTAGATCAGGAAGTTGATTAACGTACTGACGTTCTACACTAAAACCTACACCTGTACCACACATAAGTATGTATAACGTTTCATCAAAGGCTCTGACGTTATCGACAGCTACATAACTACAGTTAAACCCTGCAACGTTATCTTGCTCTAATGCTTTACCTGCTGACATCAATGCTCTCATACTGGGCATAACATCTAAGTTAAGCACAGCCTGCTCTAATTCATCACGTACCTTTATAGTAACGTGTGCTGTATCAGGCTCAAGCTTTTGTATGTGTGTTACAAAGAAATTAAAGTAACGATCTACTGTTTCTTCCCACGTTTCTCTGCGTTGATTCTCTTCATTCCATCTAGCATATCTGCTTAGATGTATAAACTGTTGATAGTTTGTTGGTAGTTCGTTAGTTTGTTGTGTCATATTATTGTTCCTAATAATTTGTTATTAATTAATAAAAAAGAAATAGCAGATAATACTAAGAAGATGACAGGCATAAGAGCATCCCATAACTCTACTTCCATTTCTAATCTTCCATCAGTACCTGTTAATACTATTTGTTTTAATATATACGAAAGACAAATAAGACTTTGAGTTAAAGCCAATACTGCCATAATATATCCTGCAGCCATATCTTCAGTATAGATAAAGTAAGTACCTACTAACATTCCAAAAAAAGGAATCATATACAATAAAGTTCCAATCATTTTTTCCACCCTTCTCTTATTTTACCGTTAGGTATATATTGATTCATATACTTATAATTTTTTAGTTCTTCTTGTGATTCTTCTAAAGCATTAAGTAATCTATTTTCATACCATTCAGCTTTACGTAGATCTTCTAGTCCGTTTTTATATCGAAATCTCCAGCGATACTTCATAGAGTTACCACGTAAGTAGCCTATAAATTCTTCTATACTAAGCATAGCTTTAATTGCATCAATACATTCTACTTGTCCTTGATTGTAATGCTCTGGATTATTAACTACGTCTGTCATTGTTTAAACTCCTCTGGTAAAGTTTCTGCTTCCTTTAAATAATCAATAGCGTTTGTTAAAATTTCTGTGTTGTCTTTAAAATGTCCAAGTCCTTTATTACACATAGAACATAATATACCTCTTAATTTATTTGTTGTGTGACAATGATCTATACAAGCTGTATTGTTCTTAAGTTTTTTATTTTTATGAATTGTTATTTTACAAATCTTACATTTATTGTTTTGTTTTTTTAATATAAAATTTTTTTCTTTTAGAGTTATGCCATACTTTACCTTTAAGTAATATTTTTTGTTGTTAGACGACAGTTTTTCTTTATTAGCTTTTCTGTAAGCTTTTGCGTAAGCTATTGCTTTTTCTTTATTAGCTTCTCTGTATGCTTTATTACTAACTGTTACTTTTTCTTTATTAGCTTCATAATAAGCTTTTGCGTAAGCTATTGCTTTTTCTTTATTAGCTTCTCTGTATGCTTTATTACTAGCTTTTACTTTTTCTTTATTAGCTTCATAGTAAGCTTTTCTTTTAGTACTATCATAAGCCATTATTTCCATTCCTTCGGTAAGGTATCTTCAGTATACCATTTAAAATTATTAGACTCTGCCCATTCAGCGTGAGTTCTTTTAGTACCATCTTTTCTTTTCTTAGCTCCTGGCATAGGAGCATAAGGTTTTTGAAATAAAAATATAAGTTCCATTGTATCAGGTAAAGACTTTCTGATCCAGATGTACTTACTATATTCTGCGTGATCCCAGAACCTACCTTTAGCTTCAATAAGTATTTTATCTTTTATAAAGTCAGGCTCATACTTATGTTCTACAATGTAAGGTACTTTATCTGTATGATGATTCCAAGACTTAAGTAAAGTTTGATGTAGTGTATACTCCCACTTACTATCGTATCCTTTTGGTACGTTCTTTTCTCTAGGCCTTACCTTGCGTGGAAATCTTCTAGGCATTTACTTCTTCTA